ACGAATAGCTAGATTATAATTATATTGTTGTGCAGCAGACGCATCTCTATAGTCTGCAACTCTGTTTTCATTACGCTGTTTGGCGAGTATTTCTTGTACAGCAAAGTTTCGATTAGCTCTTATCTGTTGTCTGTCTAAATCGTATTTTGCAGTATCATATTGGTAGCGGCGTATGGTTGCTTCGTTTTGTCTCTCAGCTTGTTCAGCAGCAGCATTAGCAGCTCTGTTTCCACCGATAATACCTCCGACAACATTAACACCAGTACCAATTAGCAGAGCGGTTCCAGTTTCTATTGCCATATTATGTCCTCCTGTAAAACTTAGGTGAGTATTGTCCTTCCCACATCATAGAGTTTAATGCCACTGGGAATGGAGAATCATTAAATAGTCTTAGCTGGAAGTTTTCTGTTTTCTGATGTATAGGTAATGAGAATATAGTTTCTCCTGTCAATGCAATGTCATTGGCTAGGTAGTTGTCAGCCTCAATAACAGGCTGTAGACTATACCACTCATCTAAATATATAAGTATTGCTACACCGTTAGCTGGTGCAGAGTTAAATGTAATTGTAGTGTTGTTTGTAACTGTAAAAGCTGTAGTCACAACACCATCTAGTTTGACCTTTATTTGGTCCTGATCTATATATGATAAGTCATCTTCGTTCCAGCTGTATGCTGTTGTAGATCCATCTCCTGTGTACTCTTTCTTACCTTGACGTATACCTTTAGACTTTAATTTAAAGCCCATAACTCCTGACAATCCTACAGCAAACTTCATACGAGCAACTGTTAAGTTAGCTGTAAAGTCTGTCTTAGCCATAGCATCATCAACTCGATAGTATGTCTTAGGTAGTTCAACATCAAGATCGTACTTCCATCCTATAATAATATCACTTGCTATACTTGTGAGGTTTTTAAGTGGTACTTTAAAATATGTACCTGTACCATCACTTGCAATAGTTGGTGTAATAGTAAATCCAGATTCAATAAACTGACCTGTAGCTGTAGTACCTTTGATGATAAGTACAGGATCTAAGCCTGTAACATTAGCCCAAGGTAGATAGCACTTAGTAAAGTTATTTGTACTATCATAAGCCACTGAACTAGGCGGAGCATAGAGATCAATACATGGGTTAATTTTTTGTCCATCATTATTAACAATAACTGCGTCTTCTGGACTCTGACTAAGACTAACTTTAGATAATGTAAATTGATTACCCTGTTTAGTTACAGCCAAAAAGTCATCAGAGTCAATAGCTATAGTTTGTACTGTACCGGGTAGTTTCCATTCAAACCATGACTGAACAATAGTTTCTTTACCATCGTTATATGTACGATAGAAATAAACCTCTTTGTTGTCTTGGTCAGACATAGCTATAAACTGGTTCTGTGGACTAGCTATAAGTGTATCTATAGTCTGTGGTATCCACTCGTTTACAACACGTCCTACGTCGAGTACCTGTGGGTTCTCGTCTTGTCCTCTGGTAATCATACCAAATACACGTGTGTAACTTGGTGTCTTACTGAGGAAGTTTATGTTTGTACCCATGTCTACTGGGTCTACTAATATATCTACCTCGTAGTTTGATATAGTACGTATAGTAGTAGATGCTGGTGTAAGTACACCGTCAGCAGAAGCAAGTAGAAACTGTTGGTTCTTGCTAAATAAAACAAGACCCTGTGTAGTAGGAATAATTGCATGTAAGTTAGCTGGTCGTATAGTAGATGCACTAAGATCTATAGGGTCAGCATCTGTAATAATCTGAGCTGAAGTATGATAGAAGTTAAAATACTTTGCAGCCTGACTCATAGATACGTTGTCATTAGACAAGAATCCAAGTCTGTTATTATGGAAGAATGCTTCCTGTATCTTATGTCCTACAAAACTAGGATGTGCGTTTGTGTTATCATCTCCTACTTCTCTATCTATCCACGAGAATTGTCTAAAAACAAATGTATTCAAAGCTGTGTTGACTAGCTCGTGTGGCATAGTGGAAGCATCAAGCCCTGCTGATTTACTAGGGTCACGTGCTTCTTTCCAGAATCCCGGACCTGACACACCATTGTCAGCTACAAACTTAGCAAAGTAAGTATCATTAACTGATGCTGTGTTAATAACTTTTACAACATGATCTTGAAAAGATTGTAAAGGTAACTGTGCTACGTTATCTACTTGGTCTTGAAATACAGCTAGTTTGTTGTTAGCCGGTCCACCTTGACAGGCGATAGCAAAAGCAGTACGTGTACCACTCACAACTCTACTTAATTCTAGTGTACCTAAAAATTTAGTAACTGTCAATCCTGAGATATTGAAAGCATCAATACCATTTTTTAATGTTGTAAGTAACTGGTCGTATGTTGTATTAGTACCAGTAGTTGTAGTAAAGGTTTGATCTGATGCACCACCTCCAGCGTTTATAGTTACGCTGTATGTAGAACTAACAGCCGTATCACTAAGTACAAGTGTAGCACGTGTATTAGCTACAAAGTTAGGATCAGGCTGTTTAGCTACAGTCTGTAAATTGTTTACAATAACTGATGTATCTTGTACAGTAAGTACAGAGTAGTTTGTGCGAGCACCGGTAAGGTAGTTCACAGCATTTACAGCTGTACTTGTATCCATCGTAACGTTACACACTGTACCGTCCACGTTCCATATAGATATACCACCATAGCCACTGTTAGGCTTAGGAGTAATGACTCCGATATATCTTTCGTCCGCAGTTCTAGCTATGTAGAACCACTTACCACCGTCATAGGTAGTACCTGTACCTAGGTTCTTGATCCACTTAAATCCTGTACGTTTAGTTAATCCAAATGTAGGATCAGGATATGCGTTTAGACACTCTCGGACTTGACCGGGTAGTTTCTTGTCGTCTGATTGTCTAGATACTCCACCGAGGTAGTTGTCAATTCGTTGAGTTACTGCTGGCATTATCTCATTAAAGCATGAAAGGGTTGATAAGCTGGGTAGGAATTAGTCTTGTCGTAAGGATGTCCAAATATAGTAAACTGTCCTTGCTTGGTTTCGTACTCCATAGCTAATGCTCTAGCGTACGCTTCTTGTTGTTGTAGCATCTCATACTGTGCTGTATCTCCTACAATTCTTTGAGACACAATAGCAGCAGCTCTAGCTACAATACTGTTTTGTATTGGTTCTGGTAAATCTGTCCAGTCAAATTCCCATACAACATCACACTCGATACCATCAGGATGATCTTCCCATGTATATCTGTGATGTATTCTATCATATAGTTTACCATTTCTACGTACAGCATCATACTGCATATTAGCAGAGTTCTTAGATAGTTTTAGTTGTAATATATTATTAGCAATAGGGATCTCGTTGTTGGTATCTGGTGTAAATACAACATGAAACTCACTGTTATATGTCCAGCCCTCAGCTTGAACTTCACGAGTCACCTGTAACAACGTAGCATAGGCAATCGCAACGTCCGGGTTGGTTTGGTCTAGGGTGGTTACAGGAGCCTGCCCACATGTGGATAATATCTGGTTTATTGCGGGTAGTTCTTTGTTAGCATTTGTGGTTGGAAAAGGCATAATTATAAATAAAAAAAGGAGGACCGAAGCCCTCCG